AGGAGAAAAAAAAAGAGTTATTAAAACTTATATACATATAAATCTATATAGAAATTTAGTTGGAATAGGCAAGACCACCCATTCCTGATAAAATGCGGAGAACGTTATAATTAGTGGCATATATGAATAAAGTTGATTTAGACTTATCATATTTAAGATTAACAGGTGTAGTAGTAGTTTTATCAAAGATGGTAAGATTTAATATAGCGGTGTCAATACGAGACATATTTAAAGTGCCAGAGGGTTGATGTTCTTCAGGTTTGAGTGAGAATGAATAAACATTAATACCAGCATTAGCGGGAATATTTTCGTGATGTTGATAAGGTTGAACGATATTGAAATAGGCACCATCACGGGTGGCAAAGCGGTCATTACCATTGAGAACTAATTTGGCGGATGAAGTGGGATTGCAAGGGAATAGAACTTCGGCATTATTTCCAGTAAGACCATCATAAGTTAAATGGGCGCGATATGTCTCGGCATTTGAGGTTTCATCAATAACGGCATTAATTTTAGTAGTATAATTGAACCAGTTATTTTTATTATTATCACCATTGGTGAAGAACCATATTAATTCTTTGCAAGGGTGATTAAAATTTAATTTTGCTTTAGTGATTGCATTTGTGACTGCTTCTTCACCAGTAAATTGTAATTGTTCAATGAGATATTCGTGAGATAATTGAGCGAAACGTCGGCGTTCATCTGTATCAAGGAAGATATAATCAACCCATAATGAAGCAGTAAAACTGGGAGTAGCTCCTTGTGCAGTCGCCTTGCAATTATCAAGACTTTCAAAATTGATATTAATCTTGACTTCGTGATATTGAAGGGCGATGAGAGGAAGGGCAAGACCTACAGTGCGACAGAACCAGAATTCAAGGGGAACATATAAAACGGAATTAATTCCAGTTCCAATGGTGCCACCATAAGCACCTACCATATCATTATAACCATCACGTTTGCTGACAGGGAGAGTTAATTCATTCCATACATATAACCAATGAGCATAATGTTTATCAATACGTTGCCCACCGATTTCAATTTCCACATAATTAATTACACGAAGACCAAAAAAGCGACAATAATTATTAGTTCCAGTTAGACGTAATTGGAGATATACACGATTGATTAAATCGCCATTTCGTGATATTTGGCAAGTAACACGAGAATTAAAATCAGGATTGCCGTTGAATGTTTGTTCTATCGCTTCAATGGAGAAATTAGATCAAAAAGAGTTATTAAAACTTATATACATATAAATCTATATAGAAATTTAATTAGAATAAGCGAGACCACCCATTCCTGATAAAATACGGAGAACGTTATAATTAGTGGCATACACGTGTATTAATCCAGCTTCAGTGGAACCACTTGTAACTGCTAAAACGGCAGTATCAATGCGAGACATATTTAAAGTGCCAGAGGGTTGATGTTCTTCAGGTTTTATGGCAAATGAATAAACATTAATACCTTTATTAGCAGGGATATTGGTATGATGTTGATAAGGTTGGACATAATTAAAATAGGAACCATCACGTTCGGCAAATCTGTCATTACCATTTAATTGTAATAAACATTTGGTGAATGTATTCTTTGCAGCACTTGAGAAACCAGGTTCTACATTATAAACGATGCTCTTGAGCACATTTGCCTCTGTAGTATCACCAGAAACAGATAATTTATGGATGGAATTCACAAGACCTTGAGTTCCACCAATGGCGACATTACCAGCATTGAAACCATTATTCACATTTAAGGTATAATTATACCATTGAGTGACAGAAGTATTCTTATTAAATTTAGCGACCCATATTAATTCCTTGCAAGGATGATTGAAATTTAATTTCACACGAGTAGCAGTATTTTGAGTTAAAGATTCGGCACCAGTGAATTGAAGTTGTTCAATGAGATACTCGTGAGATAATTGAGCGAACTTGCGACGTTCATCGGTATCAAGGAATATATAATCAACCCATAAATTAGCATCAAGACGAGTGGTAGTAGTATCAGGAGCAACGGTGTCATTGGTAGAAAGTTTATAAACACAATTAGCGAGAGATTCAAATTCTATTTTAATCTTGACTTCGTGATATTGAAGAGCGATGAGGGGAAGGGCAAGACCGATATTGCGACAGAACCAGAACTCAAGAGGGATATATAAGGTATTGGATACAGGGGTAGTTATATCAGTATCAGCACCAACCATTAATTCCCAAGCGGAACGTTTGCCAATGGGGAGAGATAATTCATTCCATATGTATAACCAATCGGAGTAATGTTTATCAATTTGTTGTCCGCCTATTTCTATAGAAATAGATTTTAATAGACGAAGACCCACATAATTCACATATTTATCATTGGCAGTTAATGCAGGGAGAGTAACTTGTAAATAAGCACGATGGATTAAATCGCCATTACGTGATATTTGACAATAGACGGTATTACCATATGCGGGAATACCTGAAAATGTTTGTTGGATTGCCTCCATAGAGAAATTGGTATGACGACGATATACGACTTTGAAGAAAGTAATTTGAGGATTACCGGTTAAATAAACGTCCTGTGCACCGTAAGCGACAAGTTGAAGAAGACCACCACCCATTTATGCTATATTCTTTATACTATAATAGTTATTCTATAAAGATAAATAATGATTTAAATAATCGCTTAAGGATAAATGAGTTAGAGGACTTATATAAACAAGTAAATAATTTAATAATTCATTATAATAAAAATAATGAGAATGATATAAATTATTATAATGAGTTATGGACAAGTAATATACGAATACGAGAAGATATAATTGAATTGAGGGGACAAATGAAGAATGTGAATAATATAGATGAAATAGAATATTATGAAAACACTTGCTATATCTTATTTAATTACTATGATATGCTTGAAAAACAATCATTAACAAGTCCTGTATATAATCCTATAAAACCTGCACCTGTGAAAACTAAAAATAAGACTATTATTGATTTATTTAATTCGCATATACAAACTTCTAAAGATGATTCAAATGATAAGGATAAAGATAAAGAGAATGATATAGATATGGATATTTATAATGAGATGGATATGATGGATGGAATGGATGATAAAATTATTGAGAAAAGTTCATTAGTGGATAAGTATTTATCAATGACAAATAATAATCATATAAAGAAGATTTATTTTGATAATAGGGAATTATGTAATAATTGCGGGAATCCTTTAACTTGTCTTCAACACGATGCTATTATGATATGTGATTGTTGTGGTTTTCAGGAACCATTATTAGTAGAACAGAATAGACCTATATTGAAACAGAATACGAAAGACACATCCCATTTTAGTTATAAGAGGATAAATCATTTTAGGGAATGGTGTAATCAGGTGCAAGGGAAGGAAAGCACGGATATACCAAATGAGGTATTTGAGAAGATATTAAATGAGATTAAGAAGGAGAAAATAATAGATACACGGACGATTACTTATAATAAGATGAGAGAAATATTGAAACGGTTACGGATAAATAAGTATTATGAACATATTAATTATATAATTAATAGGATTAATGGTATTCCTACACCTCAATTTTCTCCTGAATTAGAGGAGAAATTATGTAATATGTTTAGGGATATTCAAGCACCCTTTCTAAAACATTGTCCAAAGGATAGAAAGAATTTTTTATCCTATAGTTATGTTTTATATAAATTTTTTCAAATATTAGGACTTAATGAATATTTGAAATTCTTCCCTTTATTAAAAAGTAGAGAGAAATTATATGCTCAAGACCAAATATGGAAAAAAATATGTGAAGAATTAAATTATACCGTTATTCCATCCCTCTAAACCGCTGGGAATCCTACAAGACGGAAACCTGCGCCAAGTCCCACACCTTGACGTGCTCCCGCAGAAATAGATGGAGAAACTAAATCAAAGATGGCGAATATAGCGGCAGCAGTTAAAGCAATCATCCATATTTCATTGGGTTTAAGGCGATTTTGAGGAAGGAAATACGCTGCTAAAGCAACGACAAAGGCTTCGATAGCATATTTGAGAAGACGAATGAGCGCTTCCCATATATCA